ATACGGGCTTGGGGTGGATTCCGTGGCCTGCCCTCATGTGTGTATAGAGGGCAAGCATATACTAAGAAAGGGAAACTATCAAAACGTGATGGCATTAGGGATGTTTATCAAACCAACTTATTTACACAATCCAATGATTAAAATACTAATAGTAACAGCAAGCTCTGTATGGCTTATTTGGGGGTAGGTGATGAATTGTGCAACAGGTGATGTTGTTAATATGACAGATAATTTAAGGAAGGAACTTTTAGAGTCTGGTGAATATCGTAAGTATGCACCGCTTAAAAAAGAGGATGTGCCAAAAGTTGTAAGGATGAATAAGGATCGCCGGAAAAACTGGATGCGGAATAAACCTTGTCCTTGTAATAGCGGCAAAAAGTTTAAGAAGTGTTGCTGGAATCAATATGTTAAATAATCCAGATGAAAAGGTATCTTTTGAGCTGAAAGATATAGCTGAGAAAATAGATGATAAATTGGAATCTGTAGCAGGTCAAAAAATGGGCTTTAGCTTGGTTGTCTTTAATGTTGAATCTGAATCCAGATTGAATTATGTCAGTAATTGCAACAGACAAGATGTAATAAAAGTATATAAGACATTACTTGAGGGGTGGGAAAAAGGAATGCCAGATATTAAAGCGCATGAAGTGTCTTAAATGTACCTATTCTACAAGAAAGGAGGTAGACCATGATTGCATTACTACATAAGAACAATAAAAAGTTGCCACTGGCTCGCATTCCAAGAGGAAGTTCATTCCCTCAAATGTGGGCGGCGAGAGAAATAATTGCCGCGAAGGAAGGTATCTCAAAGAAACAGATAATCATACGCTCTGTTATAAATGAATTTAAGTGGGGTAATCATGGGCCTATCTAAGCGACAAATTAAAGGCATTAAGGGTAGTATTAAAAAGTGGGTTGGGATTAAGGAGGGCAAGGTTGCCGATGAGAAAGGTTCCAACTGCCTACTTTGCAAGATGTACGCTAAAAATAGTTGCTCTTTTTGCCCAGCGAGTATTAAGGTTGGTATAGGAAACTGTTGCAAAACACCCTATTGGGACGTGCGAGACCACCTCCATGGGCATCATTTTGGTGGCGGTGGTTTTCGTGACATGGACTGCCAAGAATGCGACACCTTAATAGATGCTGAGATAGACTTTTTAAAATCACTATTACCGGAGGGATGAAATGGATAAGACTACTTGGGAGATAACTTTAATGGTAACATTATTCTGTCTTTTTTGCTGGATTGATGCAATGTTTTATGTGCGTTCAAAATTCCCGAATAGATGCAAGTGGTATTTCACGCTGGTTCCAGGTGGTGGAGTATGGGCTTACTTTAAGTTCAGGACAAATAAATGAACATCGACCTTAACATAGAGTTTGAAATAGAGGACTTGCCATCCTGCCGAGGTGGTGGCTATTTTAATATCAAGGGTTTTGTTGTTGGATCCGAAATTGAAGATAATTGCCCTGATGATGCACCAACCATAAAAGATTTTGATTTATCTGGCATACAAATCTTCTACGCAGACAAATGGAGCAAGGCTGAGAAATATTACTACCCTTATTTTAAGTGCCTCATTAAAGGCAATGGCAATCACGAACGCAATCTACACGAAAAGATCAGAGAGGCTTACTATAAACACCTTAGAGAAATGGAGAAATGAATGAGTGAAGAAAAGGGAGTGTCTGAAGTTGCGGGTGAGCTGCCGGGACAGATTATGGAGATATTCGCACCGTTTGTAACATTATCGATTGATGTTGATGTTGCAGTAAAGGACCAAGAAAGAGCGCCGGCATTATACGATGATATCTACATAGCAACGGTAGCCAAGGCAGCAATAAAGAAGTTCAGGGAGTCCAGGGGGAAAGAAAACTTGCAATTATAAAATACCAGTGGTAGACTTATATCACTGATTGTTCACGGCAAGAAGTATCCAAATTAGTTATTCAACCCTAAAGGGTTATACTTGGACGCTACCGTGAATAGCAGAAGAGTATAACCCTTTTTCTTTTCTGCAACTCTGTTTCAAGCAATCTTTCCACGAGTATCTATCAGTAGATGATAAGAAATGTAGGCTTCAAGTTTAAACATCGGGTGCAACGAAGGCACACCAGGGGAAAGCAACTCACCCTATAAGCAGCGGCTCGAAAGAGGGGCTTGATAATTATCTCTACGAAAGTAGATCAAGACGTGGTGGCTCACGGGATTTAAAAAGCAACGCTGAATTAAACGATGATTATTCTACATGCAATATAATTTAACTAAAGGATATGGTGGCATCAAGCCCATACCCTTCATAGAATTAGTATGCTTAACTGGAGATATGAATTATGAAATATGCAAAAGAACAAAGGATTAGATTTATAGATTTTTTATTATTTCATTATGGCCACATAAGAAGGAAAACACTTATGGATTATTTTGGTACCGAAAGTGCTACGGCGACAAAAGATATTGAAACTTACAGGACAATAGCACCTAACAATATTGAATATTCTACTACTGACAAGGTTTACAAGCGCACTCTGGAATTTAAAAGAGTGTACGAATAGAACAGCTACACCTTAAACAAAGAATAGTAATGTCTAAAACAATTAATGGAGGCAGGGATGGCGGATGACTTAGTAAGACATGAACAAGGAATAAAGGATTCTCTTTTAACGCCAGATATCAAAGAGGCTTTCGAGAGCAATGCTGACAAGGCAGCACTTGTGAGAGAGATTAATTTTGCTGTCCAGATATTAAAGGGTAATGATTATCTGAAAAAGTGTAAGCCGGATTCAATTAGAAACGCTGTTAAGAATGTAGCTTTAACGGGACTTACCTTAAACCCAGCTCAAGGACTGGCCTACCTTGTCCCACGTAAAGCAAAGAGAGAGGATAAGCAACAATCTTGCTGCCTTGACCCTTCATACAAAGGTCTTTGTCATATAGCTGTCCAATCGGGTGCAGTCTATGATATCTCGGCTCATGTAGTTTATAAGAAAGATGAATTCTATGTAGAACAGGGAACCAATGCACAACTCAAGCATATTATTTCCTTGGAGCCTGAAAGAGGGGAGGCTACCCACGTATATGCAATTGCTGAACTTCATCATGGGATTAAGAAGTTTGAGATCATGACGATTAAAGAGGTTGAAAAAATAAGGAATATTTCTAAGCAGCCCAATGGCCTAATGTGGAAAGACTTTTACGGTGAAGGTTGCCGGAAAACAGTGATCAAGAAAATCTGCAAGTATCTACCCCAGAAAGGGGCTTTGTCCGAAGCTGTAGCTTTAAGTCACGAAGTTAGCGGCAATGATGACGATATCGCTTTTATTTCAGGTGACCAAGCTAAAGAGATTCAGGCTTTAATAGAAAAGAAGGGTGCCTGTGAAGAGGCTTTTCTTAATTACATGAAAGTGGAAAGCATTGAAAAGATTATGGCGCCAGATTTTGACAGGGCTGTTTTTAGCATTCAGCAAGTGGCAGAGAAATGATTATTCTTAATATGGAACAGGGAACAGATGAATGGCACAATGCCAAGTTGGGCGTTCCTTCTGCTTCAAAATTTAGCGAGATCATCACAAGAGTGAAAGGTGAGTTATCAAAGTCAAGAACTGCTTATGCTTATCGGTTGGCCCTAGAAATGATTGCAGGAAAACCAATCGAGACCTTTTCTTCTAAGAGTATGCAGCGAGGGATTGAGATGGAACCAGAGGCAAGAGACTTTTTTCAGCTAATAACGGGGCTGACAGTCCACCAGGTAGGTTTTTGCTTTAAAGATGATAGGATGGATAGGGGGGCATCTCCTGATGGCTTAATAGGCGAATCTGAAGGTGCTGAAATTAAATGTCCAGAGCTGTCAACACATTGTAAGTGGATGGCAGAAGATAAGTTGCCTGGCGAACATTTCCACCAGGTCCAAGGGAACATGTACATAACGGGGCGCGACAAGTGGCATTTCTTCTCATATTTCCCAGGTGTCAAGCCGTTTCACATCGTTGTTGGACGTGATGAAGAGTGGATTGGCAAGCTAGATAAAGCCTTGGATATTTTTATTGCTGATCTGAATGAAGTTTATAAGAAGTTGACCGGCTAATGAAAGCTAAGACTATAATAATACTGGACTCTCTTTATAAGCTTGGAGTGGCAACTGACGCTATTAACAGGGTCGATCCTTCCTTTGGTATGAAGGTGGTTATTTCTAAGTGTCAGAGTAAGAGGACGGACGCTCAGAACAGGTTGTATTGGATGTGGGTGGGAGAGTTGGCGCTATTTACCGGAGATACAAAGAAAGGACTGCATGAGTTTTTGAAAGAAGAATTCATTCCCACTACTTACGTTAAGGCTTTTGGGAAAAACATAGCAAAGACCAAATCCACGAAGGATTTAAAGGTTAAAGAGTTTACGGAACTTTTAAGAGAAATGGAACATTGGGCGTGGCACTTTCTGCAATTCAGGGTATCGCATCCAGAGGACATATATCTAAATGCACTATGTAAATAATTTTTAAAACTCAAAGCATGAGAGGGTGAGATGGAACAACCAGAAACTTGTGGAGTCTGTGAGCGATTCTTTGAAGGGTTTTGTATACCAGTTAAGGAAAAATATGGGCTTGAGTATGTAAATGCCGACCAGAAACCGAGTGAGAATTGTCCATACAAATATGGGAAATGTGAATGTGGCGCACCAATAGCAAAAGGCTATTGCACAGATGAAGATTGCAAGCAAGCCTAACACCTCAAGGAATGGGAAACATAATTAAAGGGGATGTGATGTTTGAGCTGAGATATCAAATAAGGCCGTGTAGTGAATGTGCGAAGTCGGGACATGCACATTGCGAAATGAAGTTTTTACAATATCGCCAAAGGGACAACATGCAGGAACTGGGAATACAGCCACCTATCTGGACAGAATGGGAAGATGTGCCAACAGAAAAACAGTCAACCAAAGAATTCAATAAGATGTTTAAGAAGGGAATAAAGGAGTAATTAGATATCTCGGAGGTTTAGGCGTTTAGAATGATTTATTAGTGGGATGGCGAAAGAGTATAGACGCAGTAGCTTGTTATAGGGCAGGTGAAGGGCTGAGAAAGTGTGGGTTGCAGTAAGAAAGCACCTCCCCACACAATGGGCCTGAAGCACTAAAGGACGGAGTATGTGGTAATACGGGCAGTCCATGCAGGTTCGAGTCCTGCTCCCACTATAAACTTATGGGCATGTAGTCAACTTGTAAAGCAAAAGGCCGACACTTTACAGGGATGGTGATTAGATAAAAGTGGGTTCAAATCCCGACCA